TAGTGCACGAACTTCATCGGGTCGAGTTCGATCTCGCGCCCGTTCACGGACTGCGTGAGCCGCGTCAGGTTGCCGTAATCGTCGGTGTAGAACTTGAACGACTCGCAGTCCCGCGTCAGCAATTCGGCCAGGCCAACGTATGGCGAACCGTCGACCTTGATGATCTGCGTCACGATCTCGGACACCGAGAACCCGTACGCCATGCCAGTCATGACGCCAACCACAGCGTCCGCAAACGAACCGGTCATTCGCTCGACGGTCTCGCACATCACGCGCGTGCGTTTCTTCTGCTCGTCGTCCGACAGTTTCGTCTCGCCGAACACAAACTCGAAGCCGCGGCCGATGATGCTGTCGCGGCGGAACTTCACCACCGCCTTGACCTGCGGATCCTGCAGCATGCGCTTGTAGATGCCGAGGCCGCCCTTGCGCGCGGCAAGCGCGTCCGGGTTGTACCGCTCGGCGCGCGGCCCGAAGAACATCGACGCGGCGCCGTCCAGCGACACCACCTGCAGCGGCGGCGGCGCCTTGGGAATCTTGCCTTCCAGTGAAGTGACCTTGCCGGCCATGCGCTAGAAAGCCTCCATCAGATTGCTCGTGGCAACAACTACGGCAGGCGCTGCAGGCTTTGCGCCAGGCGCAACGCGCGGGGACTGCGTCGCGTACTGCATCACCAGCGATTCGGCGTGGTCAGGAGACTTGATGCCGTCGCGGCGCATTTCTTCCTTCGTGACCAAGTCCTCGAGTTTTTCGGTTCCCGGCTTCGACTTGATCGACGTGGCCTGCGCCTCGAATTCCTCCCACATCTCCTCGTCGTCGAGCATGCCTGGATCCAGCGAAATGACGCCGTCCCTGAAGTCGTTGCGCATCGAGATATGCGACTGCACACGGCGGTTCCTGTACATGGCGGGATTGCTCGCGGCCTCGCCGCCCTTGTACGCGATAACGGGAATCTTGAGGTCTGACAGCATCAGGTGCCCTGCGGTTCCCGCGCCGACCCCGAGCGAGTCGACGACGATGTCATCCCCGTTCTCTGCGCTGCACCCCCACTCCTGCCACATGCGCTCCGCGGCCTGCGCAGTCAGAATCGGCGCCACGGACGGCTCGAAGTTGAACTTCTTCTGCCGCAATACGTGCATGAACGACGCATAGTGCTTGGCGACCGTGATCACGGTGTCGTCTTCGCCGCCGTCGGCGACGTCGATCGAGATTCGCGTCTTCGGCTTTGAGCCGTCTGGGATCGCCTGCCTAGCCATGGCAGCTGCAATCCACGCCATGGAAATCAGCTGCTGCGCATCGGCCTCGGCAAACTGACCCATGACGCGGACCTTGAAGAACTGCGACATCTCCCCGTAGATCCTGCGCCACCGCTCGATGCGGTTCTTGTTCGTCCCTTCGACTTCGCGCGAGTCAACGTTGCGCGTCGTCCACATGGACTTGAACTTCGTCCAGCACTCGCGGAACCGGCCGGATGCGCGCGTCGGATTCCCCCACGCGATCCAGATGATCTCGGTGCCCTCGTCGGTTAGAGCACCCTCCGTGGTCTCCCACACCGGATCTGCGATACCGGATGCCTCGTCCATGCCGAGGAAGATGCGCTTGCCCTCGTTGTGCAAACCGGCGAACGCTTCGGTGTTGTGCTCGGACCACGGAATGGCGTCGATGCGCCACGTGTCCGGGAACGCGACGTGCGAGATGCGAGTCGCGGTGACCTTGAACCAGTCCCGGTTGATCGCCATGCCGTGCCACTTGATCAGCTCCGGCCAGGTCTTCGTGCGCAACTGCGTGTCGGTGTTGGCTGTCACGACGCCTCGGCACTCTCGGCAGGTCGACATGGCCCACAGAATCAGCTGCGCCATGAACGCTGACTTGCCGATACCGTGTCCCGACGCGCACGCCTCTTGGATCACCTCCCACGCGTCCGGTGGACGTGCCCGATTTGCGACCAGCTTCTGCCGTATCGACTCGCACACCTCGAGCGTCCACGCGCGCGGTTTTCGGTTCTCGAGGATGGAGCCCTTGACGCCCCAGGGGAACGCGTACCAGATGAACCCTGCGGGGTCGAGTGCGAAGCTGCCGATGTCTTCGGCAAGCTGCAGGTCCGGTGAAAGTTTCGCCACCGCGTTCAATGCTCGGTCCGTCCGCGCTGGGTCTGCTCGATGACTCGAGCGCGAGCAGCCTCAAGAACGTCCACACTGGTGTGCGTGTGGTCGACCTTGCCGGAGATCTCGATTGGCGTCTCGCGCCACCCGGCCTGGGTCTTGAGCCAGAAGATGGCCGCTGCGACGGACTGCGGGCCATCCCCTGTCGCCTTGCGAAACAGGCTGCGGGCGATCATAGCGTTGGCGCTGACCTTGCCGTTGCTCAACTCCTCGCGGTAGTGCTTGCGCAGCGTTTTGGCGTCGATGCCCAGCTGCTCGGCGATCTGCGGCTGCGGGAATCCCGTCGCTGACATGACCTGAACGAGGGTCCTGCCTTCCTTGGTGGGCATGTGAGGCGGGCGATGCGGGGGGTTGCTCACTGCATGCGCTCCTTCGCAATCTCATCGAAGGTCCTGCCGTCGCCGTCGAGTGTCGCCTGCTTTCCGGTGAAATCCTGCCAGCGCTTGACGATGACGTCGCAGTACTTCGGGTCTAGCTCCATGCTGCGGTTGACGCGGCCAGTCTTTTCGCACGCGATCAGTGTGCTCCCACTGCCACCAAACAGGTCCAGCACGACGTCTTCACCCTTGCTGCTGTTGTGGATCGCCTCCTCCGGCAATGCGACCGGCTTCTGCGTGGGGTGCACGTAACTTGCCTGCGCATCTCGCCCGATCTGCCAGACTGTCGTCTTCGATCGGTCACCGCAGTAGAAGTGCTTCCCGCTTCCGCCTTCCTTCCATCCGTACAAAATTGGCTCGTGCTGGGATCGGTAGTCCTGCCATCCCATGCCAGCGGACTGCTTCACCCAGATCAGGGTGGATGACTTATGGAACAGTTCGCCGAAAGTCTTTTCAAACGCCAACTTCGGCCCAGTCTGGCTGTCCGTATGGCAGACGTAGATACATGCCAGCGGCTTCATCACGGCGTAGTAGGTGGCAAAGACGTCCCTGCAGAATTGCTCGAAGGACTCGTCCGACATGTTGTCGTTCTTGATCGGGCCGAGCTTGTTCTTTTCTCCCCGTCCCTCATACGCAACGTTGTACGGAGGGTCTGTGAAAACCATGTCGGCCTTGACGCCGCACATCAGCATCTCGGCCTGCTCGATGATCGTACTATCCCCGCACATCACGCGGTGCGCACCACAGGCCCACACGTCGCCTTTGGCGCTGACTGGCACCAGAGGCGCATCCGGCGTCGCATCAGGATCCGTGAGGCCGGACGTTTCGACAGGCGCTAGAATTTGCTTGAGCTCGTCGTCGCTGAACCCGATCAGCGACAGGTCGATCTCGCTGCCCTCGAGGCCGCGCAGTTCGCTGGCGAGCAGGTCCTGATCCCAATCCGCGTTCAGGGCCAGTTTGTTGTCGGCGATGACGTAGGCTTGCTTCTGCGCCTCGGTCCAGCCGATGGCGACCATGACCGGGACTTGCTCGATCCCCAGTTGCCTGGCGGCGAGCACCCGGCCGTGGCCGGCGATGATGGTGCCCTCCTCGTCGACGAGCACCGGGTTGGTCCAACCCCACTCGCGCATGCTGGCGGCGATCTGCGCCACTTGGGCGTCGCTGTGCTTGCGACTGTTGCGCGCGTATGGGATCAGCTCGCCGATCGGTCGTCGTTCGACCCTATCAGCCGGCCACGCGTCGGTGGCCTTTTTAGGCGGGAGAAAGTTTGATGGGTCGAACTTGCCGTTGTCACAGCCGGCAGTGGCTGTTTCAGTCAACGGTCACGAACGCCTCCGAGGTGAGGTCTGCAGAACGGAATCGCGATCCGATGCAGTGTCTGGCATGGCCGGCATTGTGGTCGTAGTTGCTGCCGCATGCAACTGCGGCGGATTCAGTGGCGCCGAGATCGGATCGTCCCACACCGGATTGCCCCAGGTTCTGCCGTCGTCTG